CCAGCACCTTGTGTATTAACAACTAGGTCTGAAGCTGCGTTAGCTATATTAGATCCGTTTCTTCCAACAGTCAATGCATTTGTATTAAAATCATATCCTTGGTCAATAAATGAAACTTCATCACCTGCACTTGGAGAAGCAGGAAGAGTAATTGTGAATGCTCCACCATTTGTATTTGCTAAAATTTGTGCACCTGTTTGTACAGTTTCTGCTGAAGTGATTGCTCTCCATACTTTTTCTTCAGAGCCTTTGTATACATTTGTACCATCTGACCATAACTGATAAGTATGTCCTTCACATAAAAGAACACCTGAACCAGAAGTAGTTTTAAAAGTTAAAGTAAAACCTGCATGATCGCAAGCATCTTGAACTGTGTAAGTTTTTTCAATTGAATCTGGAATAGTAACGTTTACGTTTGCTTCAAGTGTACCAGTTAATTTAATAACTTCGTTCTTACCATTTGATACTGCACCATTTGTAAAAGTTAAAGCTCTACTAGCATTAGTTACGTTGAACGCATCATAACCACCAATAGCTTGTTCAAGAATTAATAAATTTGTATTTGTAATCTGTCCCCAAGTTCCAGAATTTTCTCCGGTTGCTTGTACAGTTAATTTTAAATTAGCTGATGTTGAATTTGCCATAATTTAAATTCCTTATTTGTATTAATTTACTAAAAATTTGAGTTTGTGTCAAACTCATTATGCAGCTCTTGTGGTCACTTCGGTCCAAGTAGGTGCTGTACCTGTATTTACTTGGTTCCAGATTAAAGTATTACCGTTATTTAAAGAAGAAGTCAATGCAAATCCTGTTAAAGTTACATTAGCAAATCCTTTAGCTGTAATGCTTCCAACACTAGCTGACATAGCTATTCCGGTGACATCTATAAAGGATTCTGCATTTAAAGTACCTAATCCAAGACCTGCTGCAAAACCTGTTCCAGTAACAGTTACATTAGCCTCTCCAATAATAACCGTACCTACAGCTAAAGAAGCATTAAATCCAATACCAGTGACCGTTGCATCAGGAGAAGGATCAACTATACCTTCTGCAGCTGTCATTGCTTCACCAGTTACATCTATATTAGCTGTACCTGTAATTGCTAGAGAACCTAAATTTGCGGATAATGAAATTCCTGTTAAATCTACTTGTTCCCATTCACCAGTAGCACCCCATTCATATTGACCCCAGAAGTATCGTCCCCAACCTTCTAAGTTATATGCTTCAACACTACCTACTGAAGCAGTGCCACCAATTCCAGTTAGCATTGCATCAGGACCAGCGTCAGCTATTCCTAAGTTTGAAGTTAAATTGATTCCGGTAACAGGAACTTCTACTGCAATTAATTCAGTAGGTGTACCTTCTGTTACTGTTAATGGTATTCCAGTTGGAATTGGATTTACATCAATAGAAATAGATTCATCACCTAGTGAAACAGAACCAGATACACCGGAAACTAAAACGTCTCCTTGTATACCCCAACCATTTTCTCCCCAGGTTAATCTACCCCAACCTTCATTTACTTCGGCTACAATAGTTTCATTACCTAATGATGCAGACGCACCAATCCCAGTTGGAAAAACAGTAATATTTTCAAGTCCTGTTCCCCATTCACCGATACCGTATGCGTTTGATCCCCAGGGTAATGACATAGGAAATTATCTCCTATGTTCTATTAACCAGAAATTCTTAGAATCGCTGCTGAAGTTGTAGCTGCTGGAAACTGAATTGTGAAAGTTCCTGATGTCGCTGTTTTATCTGCTCCAAAATCTAAAGCTGCAACAGCTGCATTCGCTACAGTTGCTGAAGTGTTATAGATTAAAGCTCCTCTAGCAGTCAAAGTTACACCAGTAAATGATCTGTCAGCAAAGTCAACGTATGCAACACCTGCACCTGTTCCAGATCCAATTGCTGTACCGTTATTAACTAGTGCTCCACCACCTGCTGCGTATTGACCACTGTTACCGACTTCATTACCAGTTGTGTAAGAAGTAGTTGCTGAGTTTAGAGTAGCTGAAGAAGTATAAAGAGCGATTTTAAACTTGTCACCACCAGTTTGCTTGAAGTTATGTTCAGCTTCCAATAATTCTTTTTTAAAAGAATTAGCAAGTGCTTGTGTTATAGCCATAGTTTATATCTCCTTATATTATTTTCCGCCGACACGAGGAACACCAGATTGATATTCATCACGTCGTCTTCTTCCCATTTGTTCTATTGAGAAGCCTTCTACCACTTGTTTATACTTTCCTTCATATAATTGCAAGAGATCATTTGGCCCCTTTAGAAAACTGAATGCTTCAACTAAGCATGCATACAATAGTCCGTTGGGAAAATTCAAACTAATATATGTAGTAGTATTTGTACTCGATAAACCTGGATCTTTCAAGATATAATTTAACTGAATTTCATATGTAGAGCTTGGTGTAGGTGCCAAAACAATTGTATCTTGATCCCACATACTGTAGTATTTTGGCTCTCCTGTAGCTCCTGTTGAATTATATTCTGACATAAAACTTGTATCTCTATATTCTAAGAAATTTCTAGTACCACCTGATCCACCATTTACGATTTGTGCAGATCGAACCACTAATAAATTATCGGGTGTATCAATAAATCTTTGACCAGCTACTAAATTAGCTGTTGCATATCTTCTGTTATTATCAGAGTCTACATCTCTTAGAATTCTAAATTCTGCATCAGATATCAATCCATCAACAATAGTAGATGTTAAAACATTACTATCTACTTCTGTGTAATCTCTAATTTTTTGTACTAATTCTGCGTATGTCATTATGTTATTACCGTTACACTTCCTAAACTAATTTTACCTTGCCTTTTACTATTAACTATAGATCCATTATCAGGTATCATACCATTGTTTGATTGAAATGCAAAGTCTCCCGGTAAAGTTAAATCAACTGTCATAAATCCACCATCTCCTGAAGCAACTGTAAAAGTTTGTGGTCTAGCGTTTAATAAACCTTGTGGATCAGCAGTATGTGGTTTTGGTTCTAACTGTGGATGTTTTGGTTCAAACTCAGATGTATGGACTCTTGCTCCATTCCATTCAATAACCATTTCTTTATATGGAAATGCTTGACCACTTCTATCTGAAATAAACTGTGCAAATTTTCCATTTGATCTAGACATTTGGGTAATAATTTTTTGGGGTTATAAAAGAACTAGATGAAGAACCATCTTCTTCTAATGCTCTTTTGAATTCATCTTCATAAAGCATTTTCATTTGTTGTACTAATTCTGGTTTAAATTTTATTGATAAATAATATGAAAGTCCTGCAACCATACAAGGTACAAATCTGTAAGGTACATCTGCTTCATTACTATAGGCCCCAGCATCTTGAATCCTGCTAACATAATAATAGTTTAGAAAGTTTCCGGCTTCTGTGCTTCCGGGAGTTAAATATAAAGTAATAGTTACTCTATCAATAAATCTTTGTACAAAATATTGTGATGGAACACCTGTAGATGTTTTATTTGAAAATGCTTGATACTCTGATCTATTAATTTTTGTAAGTGGTGTATCAACACTTGAAGCATTTCTATAGCTTGCTTCTAAAATATCATCAACACCATAAACTGAATTTGGACTTGAAGTGCCATCAGCTGTTGATCTATACATTACATATTCTGCTTGACCATCAACTAATGTAATAGAATTATTTTTTACTTGCCAATAATGCAAACCTCTATTTGCCCATTCTTGAAACATTATGTTTAAAGAACGTCTAGCAGTTTTTATATCATTACCTGAATAATCAAATCGACCTATACGTTCATAGGCTTCAGTAATTATATCATCAATATAAAAACTTGATTCAAAAGTTGTTGTTCCAGAAGTTGCCATTTAAACTCCTATTTGTCTAACAATATTGTCGCTGCTGTTAAACCTGATATTGCATTTACAGTCATAAAACCTTTAAATAAAATTCCATCTTCTGGAAGATTAAAAGAGAACACATCTCCTGCTGGACAATCTCCAATAAATTGTGTTCCAGTTTCATCTTGTAAAGTTATTGTTCCTGCACCTGCTGTTGCATTAGAAAGAATAATTCCTCTAAGTCTTGTTCTTCCTGCAAACACAGATCCAGTTGCTGTAACTCTTACTGCTTTTACATCACCTTTAGCTGCCATAATTTTCTCCTGTTAAAATTGTGTGGGCCCGAAGGCCCACGATATTATTTATTACGATGTTGCAATGTCAGTTGTTGGAGCAGCCATTTGCTTCCAAGTAGTTCCATTTGAAAATGCATAACCTGGATTTCCAGCAGCACCATTTGAAACATAAATCATAACACCAGTATTTCCTACAGCACTTAGAGTAGCACCAGTAG